GCGGTCTACTCGACGACGACGCGCACGCGGGGGCCGCTGCGGCTGATCGGCAACGTGCGGGGTCGGGCGAACCGGCACTACCAGTGGTCGCGCCGTGGCGAATCGGGCGAGGCGGGCTTCGGCTACCATCGCATCACGGCTGACGACGCGGTCGCTGCGGGTGTCTTCGACGCCGCCGACGTTGACATGGCACGGCGGTCGCTGCCTGACGCGATCTTCCGCGAGCTCTACTACTGCGAACCGGCTGACGACGGGGCGAACCCCTTCGGCATCGACGCGATCCGGTCGGCGTGCGAGTTGTGCAACGGCAAGGCTACGGGCGGGCAGGTGGCGGTGTGGGGGCTAGACATCGCCCGCAAGCGCGACTTCGCGGTGCTGATCGGGCTAGACCACGCGCGGCACGTCGCAGCGCTGCACCGCTGGCACGGGCTGTCGTACGGGGCGCTTGTCGACGCGGTGGTCGCAGCTGTCGGTCGCCAGTCGAAGTCGTGCGTCTTCTACGACGCGACGGGTGTCGGCGACGCGGTGGGCGATCAGCTGGTCGCGGCGAAGGTGTGGTGCGAACCCTTCATCTTCAGCAGCGCGAGCAAGCAGGGGTTGATGGAAGGGCTTGCCCTGGCACTGCAGCAGGGGCGCACGACGGTGCTTGACGGGCCGCACCGTGCCGAACTGGAGGCGTTCGAATACGACGTCAAGGCGAACCGGGTCGTGTATGGGGCGCCGTCAGGGTCGCACGACGACACGGTGTGCGCGCACGCGCTGGCGTGGTATGGCGCCGAACGGATGGGAATCAGTCAAGCAGTTCGCCGGTTGCCGCTAGGGGTGCCGTCGACTTCACGCAGGGATCGAACATGGTAAGACCGATCGTCGACAGCCGGGGCAACGTGATCAGCGGGCAGCAGGTGGCAGAGCGCACGAACATCATCGGCGCGCGTAACTTCAGGGGCGGCCTGCCCGACGCTGACGCCAACCTGTCGTTCGTGCCTATGGATCGGCGCGGCGTCGCAGGCCTGCAGGGCAAGTTTCAAGAGATGATGCAGACGCACGTCGGCATCGCGGCGGCGGTCTACTGGGCGATCACGGAGGGGGCCGCGCTGCCGAAAGAGGTGGTCTGGCCGCACCGCGACAAGCCCGACGCTGACGCCGAGGCCTTCATGCGGCTCTGCGAATCGGCTGTCATCGACGACGCGGTGGTCTACGACGGGATGATCGAGGGGCAAGCGGCGCTGTGGGCGTACCCTCTTCTTGACGCCTTCATGGGGTTCGGGTTGATGCTGCCGCGCATGATCGGCGACGGGGCTGTCGAGTGGTACCCGGTGGCGCACAATGCGGTGATGCTGTGGAAGCCGAACGGCTACCTGCTCGGCGGCGTCCGCTTCAGCACCCCGAACGGCTACGACGACATCGACGCGATCGACCTTGTGCACACGGTGCACGGGTTCGCGGGGTCGGGTGAGTTCGAAGGTCGGTCGCTGCTGCGCGACTGCGTGCAGCCGTTCGAACTTTGGAAGCAGATCGCGGTCAACGCGGGCGTCTACAACCAGATGTCGTGGGGCTTTCTCGACATCGCCTATCAGCCGAACGCCAGCGACGACGACATCGCGGCGTTCAACACGTTCGCGCAGCAGTTTCAAGACGGTCAGCGCAAATACATCCTGCGCCCGCAGGCGGTCGAAGTCGACATGAAGTACCCGTCGGGGTCGCCGCCTGACGTCATCGCGCAGTTGGAATACTGGGATCGGCAGATCGAGAAGAAGTTGAACGCACCGCTGGCGGGCATCAGTCAGTTCGGGTCGCGGGCGATGGCAGAGACGCTAGACGACGCTGGCGGCCGCAAGGCGAAGGCGTGGCTCAACAGCGTCTTCGACCGGGCGTCGCGGGGCATGTTTCAGTGGCTCGCCCAGGCTGTCGGCTACGACGGCAAGCTGCCGCGCGTGCAGGTGCAGTCGGCAGAGATGACGACGGGGATCGGCGGGTGGACGGCGTACGTGCAGGGCGTGCAGTCGGGGCTGCTGTCGAAGGGGCCGGACGACGAAGCGTGGGGTCGTCGCGTGATCGGTGCGCCGGAACTTGCCGACGAACCGAAGATGACGGCAGACAGCCCGTCGCCGCTGCAGGTTGCGAACGTGCAGGCGGTGCAGGCTCTGCTTGCGGCGCTGAAGCCGTCGCAGATGGCACCGACCCCGCTGGCACCTGACGCGGTGGTGCTGCTGCTTCAGTCGGCGGGCGTCAGTGAGGTCAACGCGCGGGCGATGGTCGCGGCGCAGCTGGCGGTACCTGACGCGGTCGCAGCGGCGCCCGTAGCAGGGCAGGAAGGCGGGGGCGCGGCACCTGCCGCTGCACCTGTCGCGGCAGAGGTCGGCACCCCTGCGCCGTCGACGCAGCCGCAGGTCGTGGTCGGCGGCAACATCGAAGTGCCAGCGGCGATCGGAGAGGCGGCAGCGTTCGCCCCGGTCAAGGTCGCGGGGGAGATGTCAGACCTGTCAGACGAAGTCGACACGCAGCCGACTGCGGAGATGGCAACGGTCGCCGAACGGGCGCTGACCTGGCGTGCAGAACACGGTCGGGGCGGCACGGCTGTCGGGGTGGCGCGTGCGCGTGACATCAAGAATCGCAAGGCGCTGTCAGAACAGACGGTGCGTCGGATGGCGTCGTACTTCGCCCGGCACGAAGTCGACAAGAAGGGCAAGGGGTTCGACAGCGGCGGCGACGGCTACCCCTCGGCGGGTCGCATCGCGTGGGATCTGTGGGGCGGCGACGCGGGTGCAGCGTGGTCGGCGCGCAAGGTCGAAGAGTTCGATCGGTTGGCGGGCGACCTTGCCGAGACGGCGGGGCTGCTGTCGGCGGCGCTGGCAGATCACCCCGACGTCGTGGTGCCTGACAGCGTGAAGGCTGCAGCTGCAGCGGCGCTTGCGGCGCACCGTGCGTCGAAGGCGAAGACCAGCGACAGCGGCGCCCTTGTGTACGCCCGCGACTTGGCTGCAGGCAAGCGCCTGGCATGGGGCCGCGTCATGCGGCTTGCCGAATACTTCCTGAAGCAGCACCCGCAGCACGTCAGCACGAAGGCCTACTTGGCACACGGGCCGTCATGGCACGCCTACCAGTTGCGCGGCGGCGATGCTGCGCGGGCGTGGGTGCGGTCGCTGCTGACGTCGTACGCCAGTGGGGCGCATCAGCGTGCTGCTCGGCTTGCGGCGATGGGTACCGGCACGGGCGACCTAGCAGACGGCGAACCCGACGGGGTGCTAGTGGTCGGGGCTGACGGGCGCGAGTTCGTGACGTACCGGACGCTGCGCCCCGAAGAGCAGATCGTTGCGTGGGTGACGCTGGCAGAGGGTCGGCGCGACCTTGATCTTGAACTGTCGATGAAGTTGGAAGCGATCAGCGCTCGGCATCGGGAAGCGGTCATCGAAGGTCTGGCGGACGGTTGGCAGTCGGGGGAGCGCGATCGGATCTGGTCGCAGTTCGTCGGCGAGTACCAGACGGCGCTGACGGAGGCTGCAGGCGCCCTTCGCGCTGACGTTGCGGCGACGGTGCTAGACGAGGCGCGGCGGGCTGCGCGCGGGGGTGCTATCGCGACGATCAGCATCGACAACGTGGCAGCCGGTCAGGCGGCGCTGGCGGCACGTGCAGACGAGCAGTTCGCGCGTGCGGCGGCGATGACGCAGAAGGCGGGCGAAGTGATGGCAGACCGGGTGCAGGGCGAGGTCGAGAGTGCGATCCTTGGGGGCGCTGCGATGGATACCTGGCAGTCACGCATCACCCCACTAGGCCTGCTGTCGTCGGGGCAGGGATCGCGCAACACGGTCGAAGGTGCGGCACGTGTCGCCGAGTACGCGAACACACCGGCGGCGCTAGGCCTGATGCCGACGGAGGCAGTGCGGTCGTCGATCCCTGACGGCAAGCGTTGCACCCATTGTGCCGAGCAGGACGGCAAGCGGGTGAAGCTGGTCGACGACGAAGGCGAACCGATCGAGAACATCGAACTGCCGCCACTGCCCGACCCCGAATGCGCGGGTGAGGCGTCGCGGTGCCGGTGCGGGTGGTTCGTGATCTACGGCAAGATCGACTAGGCCTTCGTGGCGCGGTCGACGGCGTCGATGCGTTCGCCGATCCATCGCATGACTGGCACTGCCATCGAGTTGCCGATCGCCTTGTAGCGGGGGCCGTCGGCGGCGGGCTTGCCTCTGTAGGGTATGTTTGTCCAGTCGTCGGGGAAGCCCTGCAGGCGTTCGCATTCGACGGGGGTGAGGCGCCGCACGGCAAGGGGCGTAGGCGTGACGATGGCGACCGTGGCGCGGGTGTCGCCGCTGTCGAAGACCGACAAGGTGGGGGCGGGTCGATCGGCCTGCCACGTTTCGTCGTCGTCAGCGGAGCGCGCCCGCTTGGCCTTGACGAAGGGCGCTGCGACAAGGTTCTGGCATTCGTTACCGGCGGGGCCGCCCGCACCTTTCGCCCACTTCGCAGTCACGGTTGGGCTGACCGCGTCAAGGCCTCCGCTAGCGCTGGCGGCAGTGCCTTCCCCCGACGGTCGGCGCGGCGCAGGATCCCCGCGCAGGCCTTCTGGCTCAAGTAGAACCGTGGCGGCACGTCGCCAGTCTGTAGCGTTCGCGACAACGAAGACACGACGGCGGCGCTGTGCCACTCCGAAGTGCTGTGCGTCCAAAATGCGGTAGGCGAACCCGTACCCGAGTTCGACCAGCGCCCCGAGGAAGGCGCCAAAATCCCGCCCTCCGTTCGATGACAGGACGCCGGGGACATTCTCCCACACAACCCATTCGGGGCGAAGTCGGTCGACGATAGCCAAGAATGTGAGGGCGAGGTTGCCACGCGGGTCAGCCATTCCGGCGCGCAGGCCTGCGACGCTGAACGACTGACAGGGGGTTCCGCCGACCACAAGGTCAACTGATCCGGGTGCGATTGGCCACGTGTCATGTTTCGTCATGTCTCCGAAGTTGGGCACGGCGGGGAAGCGGTGCTGCAGAAGGGCGCAGGGGAAGGGTTCGATCTCGCTGACGCCGACAGCCTGCCACTGCAGGTCGTGCCAAGCGACTGACGCGGCTTCGATACCCGAGCAGATCGACAGGTACTTCACGACGGGCTGCAGCCGCTGCAGCTGCAGTCGCGCAGGCGGTACTGCGTCGGCGCACTGCCGCGCCCTTCGACGACGCCGACGATTTCCCCGTCGACGATCAGGCGCCCGACGTCGGCGCGCATCGCCTGGCGTCCGCCGAGTTCGATGCGTTCGGCAAGGCGTGCGGGTGAGGGGTGGA